TAAACATACATATTAATGGTGTAAAAGAAGAAGAAAATGAACACCAATTAAATGCCTTTGTTCACGGCATGCAAGCAAGGAGAATGTTATTAGTTTCTCCAACCTCCTCTGGTAAATCTCTCATCGCCTATCTTTTCTTTAGGCAATTACACCAATATCAAAATCTTAAAGGTCTGGTGATTGTACCAACCACTTCTTTGGTTGAACAATTGGCTTCAGACTTTAGTAATTACAATAATGCTCCCATGGATGAATATATCCATAAAATATATCAAGGTAAAGAAAAAGAATCTGATAAACCTTTAATCATTTCCACATGGCAATCTCTTTATAAGATGCCAAAAGAATACTTTGAACAATTTGATTATATCATTGGTGATGAAGCACATAATTTTAAAGCACAATCTTTAACTTCCATTTTAACCTCTTGTGTTAATGCCAAGTATCGTATTGGTATGACAGGTACTTTAGACGGTACCAAAACACACAAACTGGTATTAGAAGGTCTTTTCGGTCAAGCCAAACAATTTATCACAACCAAAGAGTTAATAGATAAAGGTGTTGTGGCAGACTTTGAAATTAAGTGTTTAATATTAAAACATCCTGATGACATTTGTTTGAAACATAAAGATTTGACTTACCAAGACGAGATACAATATCTCATTTCAAACACGGAACGCAACAAGTTCATCAAAAACCTTGCAATAAGTTTAGGTAAAAATACCTTAGTTTTGTATCAAATGGTTGAAAAGCATGGAGAGATTCTGTATAATATGATAAAGGACACAAAGAACCTTGGCAATAGAAAAGTTTTCTTTGTGCATGGCGGTACAGATACTTCTGACCGTGAAGAAATTAGAAAAATTATGGAGATAGAAAATGACGCTATTGTTGTGGCTTCTTACGGTACCTTTTCTACTGGTATTAGCATTAGGAATTTACATAACATTATATTTGCGAGCCCATCAAAAAGCAGAATACGAAACCTGCAAAGCATTGGAAGAGGCTTACGACAGAGTGAAGGAAAAACAAAAGCAGTCCTCTACGACATAGCAGATGATATGCGTTATAAAAAACATATGAACTATACCTTAAAACATTTCGTGGAAAGAACTAAGATATATAATGAGGAGAAGTTCCCATTCAAAATCTATAAGATAGGACTAAAAGATGGAAAATAATATTAAAATAGTTCGATTAAAGAATGGTGAAGATATTATCGGTAATTTGGCAATTTCAAATAATGATATTAATATTGCAGAACCAATGTTGGTATCATTGGAACATGGACACACCAATCGTTTAATTATGTCACATTGGTTGCCTGTTCAAATTATTAAAAAGAATGAAACAACAATCCACATGGAAGATGTTTTAACATTGATTGAACCTAATGATGACCTCGTGGAGTATTACTCAACTACTGTATCTAAAATTGCTGAATTATTAAAAGCAAAAGATGTTGTTGATGAAATGGAAGATGAACAGATTGAGGATATATTAGAAGCTATGGCTGATTCAGTAGGAAAGGTAATTCATTAATACTTAACTTTATAGGCAACACCGAGAATATACACTCTGTCAAGCCGTTTGTCAACAAATTTTAATGGTATATTTTATTATGGCTAAACAAAAACATTATATTAATAACGAAGATTTTCTCAAGGCTCTTGTAGAATACAAGGCTGCCTGTGCATCCGCAAAGAAAAATAACAAAGCATTACCACCAATACCAAATTACATTGGAGAGTGCTTCATGAAGATTGCGGAGGGATTATCTCATAAGCCAAACTTTATAAACTATACTTATCGTGAAGAAATGATGTCCGATGGTATTGAGAACTGTTTACAGTATTTTGATAACTTTGACCCCACCAAATCTTCCAATCCTTTTGCCTACTTTACACAGATTATCTATTTTGCCTTTCTACGAAGAATTGGTAAAGAAAAGAAACAACTATATGTTAAGTATAAAGCCACAGAACAAATTGGTATTTTAGATGAATTTGAAATGTTGGAGTTTGAGGATGGTTCTTCCAGACAGTTCGAACTCTATGATAATATTGCCGAATTTATTGAAACATATGAAGATACAAAAAAGGCAAAGAAAGATGCAAATACGGCAAAGAAGTCTAAAGGGCTTGAAAAGTTCTTAGGAGAATGATATAATGTATAAAGTATCTTATTATATAAACACATCGGCAGTTCGTTTTAAATCGTTTGAAACACTACATGAGGCAACATTATTTGCCAATAAACAACCGATAGATTCTATCATCGAAATTAAATACTATGAAAATAGCGATAATAACCGACCAGCATTTTGGAGCTAGAAACGATTCATTACATTTCTTAGATTACTATGAGAAATTTTACAATGAAACATTTTTTCCTAAACTAGAGGAAGAAGGCATTGATACTGTATTAATTCTCGGTGATACATTTGACCGTAGAAAATATGTGAACTTCTACACTTACAAGCGTGCCAGAGAAATGTTCTTTGATAAACTGGCTAATCGTGGTATTTCGGTTTATATGTTGGCGGGTAACCATGATACTTATTTTAAAAATACTAATGAAGTAAATTCGGTAAGATTATTATTACAAGAGTATACCAACATTAATGTAATCGATACACCACAAACAATCTGGTTGGATAACGAAAAACATCCAATCTGTATGATGCCTTGGATTTGTCCTGAAAATTATGACGATTCAACTTTTGTATTGTCTGATACAGATGCACAGATTTGTTGTGGCCATTTTGAAATTGCTGGTTTTGCCATGTATCGTGGTATGCCATCACAAGAAGGACTAAGCCGTGAACTTTTCCGTAAATTCGATTTCACTTTTAGCGGTCACTACCACCATCGGTCAAATGCTGACGGCATTTATTATCTTGGCAATCCTTATGAGCTTACTTGGCAGGATTACAACGATACTCGTGGTTTTCATTTATTTGACCTTGATAGTCGCACTCTTACATTCGTGCCAAATCCTAATGTAATGTTTCACAAAATCATCTATGATGATAAAGAAGAATCTATTACCGAAATCAATAATAAGGATTTAAGCAAGTATACCAATACTTATGTAAAAGTGGTTGTAATAAATAAAACCAACCCCTATCTGTTCGACAAGTTCATGGCAAACTTATATGGTGTCAATCCAATCGATATTACCATTGCCGAGGACTTTACAGACTTGACAGAAGGCGTAGAAGATGATATGGTTGACCAAGCAGAAGATACTCTAACCATATTAAACAAATATGTGGATTCTATCCAAGAGGATAGTTTAGATAATAAAAAATTAAAAGGCATATTACAAGAACTATATGTCGAAGCATTAAATTTAGAACAAGGATAACCAAATGAGTAAATTTTTCAGTTATGATATCATTCAAGTAGCAACAGAAATGGCTCATGGTGTAAAAGATGCTATTACTGAAATTCGTTTTTGGCATAAGATTACAGAAAACGGTATTTCCAAACAACGATTGTATGTTGCCCATGTAATCTATGGTGCAGGTGAAATGCCATTGTCTTTAACAGAATATGTTGCTAAAGGTAAAAAGAAAAGTTTATTGACACCATATATTGAAAGAAGTTTAGGTATGGATCAGATTAAACACATGGAAAGACTATTAGAAGAAGATATGAACGGTAATCAAGAATCAACAAGAACATACACAGACATTTAATCATTCTATTATATAATGATAATTTTTGAAAAAGTAAGATGGAAAAACTTCCTCAGTACCGGCAATTATTTTACTGAGATTCAACTAACCAAATCTCCAAACACACTTATCATCGGTCATAATGGTGCTGGTAAATCCACCATTTTGGATGCTTTATGTTTTGGACTTTTTGGTAAACCTTTCCGTAAAATCAACAAACCACAATTACTCAATTCTATCAATCAAGCTGATTGTGTGGTTGAGATTGAGTTTTCTATTGGTAAAAAACAATATCGTGTTGTTCGTGGTATTAAACCAAATGTATTTGAAATTTATTTAAATGATGTATTGGTGAATCAAGATGCCAAGGCCAAAGACTATCAAGAACATCTAGAGAAGTTCATTCTCAAACTGAACTACAAATCATTTACACAAGTGGTTATTTTAGGTTCAGCTTCATTCGTCCCTTTCATGCAATTATCTCCTGCTGACCGTAGGGCAATCATTGAAGATTTATTGGATATTCAAATCTTCTCCTCAATGAATGGTCTTGTAAAAGAAAGATTATCTGGTATTAAAGATTTAAATACTAAAGTAAAATATGAAATGGATTTATCTGCTGAAAAAATTAAAATGCAGAAAGAATCCATAGAAGAACACAAGAAACATAATGATGCTGAGATTGAAAAGAAAAGAGTAGAAATTGCCAACTCTCAAAATCAAATTGTTTCCACCAATAATAATATCAGTTTAATACAAAAACATATTGGTGTTCTTCAGAAAAAAATAGAAGATAAACTTTCTGTGGAAAATAAAAGCAAGAAACTGTTACAATTAGAATCAAAGATTGAAAATAACATTAAGAAAAATGAAAAGGATATCACATTCTATGAAGAACACGACAACTGCCCAACTTGCAAACAAGTCATTGACGGAGAGTTCAAACAACAACAAGTTGAAGAAAGAAAATCCAAAGTCAATACTCAACGGCAAGGCCTTGAGGAAATCGCAACACAAATTGCTCAAACAAACAAACGAGTAGAAGAAATTAATGCAATACTCAAACACATCACAGAACACAACAATGAAGTGGTTCGACACACTTCTACCATATCAGCAATCAATGTTTATGTTGCTAAACTCCAACAAGAGATTGGTGATTTATCAACCAAGAAAGATTCATTAGAAGAAGAAAATACCAAACTAAAAGAGTTGCGTGAAGAACTTAGTGAGCTTGTTAAAAAACAAGAACAATTATCGGTAGAAAAACATTACTTCGATTATGCATCCGTTTTATTAAAAGATACTGGTATTAAAACAAAGATTATTCGTCAATATTTACCTATCATGAACAAGTTGATTAACAAATATTTGACTGCAATGGATTTCTTTGTGAACTTCAACATCAATGAGAACTTTGAAGAAACAATCAAATCAAGACACCGTGATGAATTTAGTTATGCCAACTTCTCAGAAGGTGAGAAGATGCGTATTGACTTGGCTTTGTTGTTTACATGGCGACAGATTGCTAAGTTAAAGAACTCTACAAACACCAATCTGTTGATTCTCGATGAGGTGTTTGATTCTTCATTAGATACTGTTGGTACCGAGGAGTTTTTAAAACTAATTCATGACATGGGACATGATACCAACATCTTTGTTATATCCCATAAAGGTGACCAACTGTTTGATAAGTTTAGGTCGGTTATTAAATTTGAAAAGAAAAACAACTTTAGTCAGGTGGCAAAATGAGTGGAAGAAATCAAGATACAATCATATTCAATACGGAAGAATCGTTAAAAGTTGAACAACCAAAACGAGAGATACAAGTTCCTATTTTCAATTTGGTTCCCGAATCCGATCCAATTCTTAAACAAGTAATGCCAGAATTTGATTTTGAAAATCCTCCCGTTGATACAAATAAGTTTGCATCGTCTATGGTGGAAACTTGTATTAAACATGGTGGTTTTGGACTGTCTGCCAATCAATGTGGATTTAATTACAGAATGTTTGTTATGGGTGCTGGAGAAAACTTTGTGGCACACTTTAATCCAAAAGTAATTAAAACTTATGGTGAAGTTCACATGATGGAAGGTTGCCTATCTTTCCCAATGTTGGCATTGAGTATTACCAGACCATCTACAATTGATGTGGAATACCAAGATTTCAATGGCCAAAAAAGAGAGGCACACTATACTGGTATATCTGCAAGATGTTTTCTCCACGAGCTTGACCATATGAATGGAATCGTGTATACTAGTCGTGCAAAACCAATGGCATTACAG